ATATATCTTCTAATTTGTCCATCGTAAAAATGTTGCATTATTTTTTACCTTTTTTGTTTGCATTTATGTATCTTCTAAACACGGCGGCTTCTTTACTTTTTCCAGCCGCCTTTGCTCTTTGTTCCATGCTTACTGCCGCTTGTATTTTATGAGCATGGCTTCTACCAGAATTACGTATTCTTGATACACTTGCTCTTGCAGTTGATACATTTTTATAACCTAATTTTTTAATAGTGTCTTTAGGATTGTCGTCAGTGTACAAGTCTCCTTTTTTCTTTTTTTCGTTAATTTTGTTGCCAACAGGTTCATAATATGTTCTTACTTTACCCATAAAATCTTTAGTGACTTTTTTAAGTCCTACTGCTTTTTCTGTACCTGGTATAGGTATACCCCAAAGTTCACGTAATTTCATTATCCATCCGCCTTAGGTTTCAATGCTTTTGATAAACTTTGTCTTTCAGTCACTGTTTCACCTGCTATGGTTGAAGATTTAGTGTTGTTTATGAAAGTTCCTTTTAAGTGACTTCTTGTGTCTGTATTTGTCAAAGTCATACGCACATTATCTTCCATTTTCACCCAACGTCCGCCATCATATCTAAACAATCTATTAGGTAAAAAATCTGTCCGTAAAAAATAATCGCCTTTGTCTGATGCACTAGGAAAACTTATTCCGAATCCAAACACTTCTCCGTTAGGTGCTAAACCGTCACCTAAAAGATAGCCATCGTATCCTGATTTATCAGGTGTTTGATTAATCCTATCTGCTAAAGTGTTGTGTGTGGTTGTATCTAATGTAGACGTATCTGTGGTTACAAGTTCTGGTTTTCCTTTATCATCAACCTGTAAAGTATATAAATTTTTTGTTTCATAACCTGATTTTTTTGTATCGTCTTCTGCTTGGGCAACAACGGCATTATTGATTTGCATTTCTTTTTCAAATGTAGAAAGTACATCTCGTAATGTTTTTCCGTCTCCTGCGCCGGCGTCTCTTTGTAAAATTTCTTTAAATTCTTGACTGTCGTATATCTGTTTTAATTTAATTCTGTATAAGTGTGGGTACCAAGTTTGTGAAAATCCTTCTGCCGCCCTATTAATATCTTCAACTACATAGAATCTTTTTAGAGCAACATTGAAATCGTTTAGTGCATACTCATCTTTCAAGTGTGGCAGTTCAAATACATCACCTGGCATAACTTTCCTACCCAATGTTTTCACACTAGTTGTTATAGGCATTGTCATAAAAAGTGTGTCATTTTGTAAAAACAATCCAAATTGACTCATGTCAAAGTCAATATCTTGCACATTGTAAATGCCTCTTAATGTGTAAATTGATGAGTCATATTTTCTGTCACGATTTTCTAAAAACAACATATCTTGGATGTTCGTTTCTTTCACAGCATCGTATCTAGGTTCTGCAGATGTGGCATCTGCTTCTGCTGGATTTTTAGGGCCTAGATATTTGTGTACAAATACGTCAGTACCGCCCACAGTGAACATCTCTACTACGGTCTTATCTAAAAACGTGTAATCATGACCTTTTTCCGGCTTATATAGACTTAATCTTGGCATAGACATATATTTATCGGATGGTAGTGAGTGATAAATATATGTAAGGAACGTATAAAATGGCAATTTTAACCACAGATAAACAAGAGATATTCGACTACGTATTCAATTCACTGGGCGGTGGAATGGTTGATGTAGAACTGGATCCGTCCCACTATGAGACTGCTATTAAAGACGCATTGGACAGATTTAGACAAAGATCGGACAATTCAGTAGAAGAAAGTTACATTTTTTTACCACTTGTAAAAGACCAAAACGATTACACACTTGCAGATGAAATCATCGAAGTGCGTCAAATTTTTAGAAGAAGTATTGGTTCAAGATCAGGTGGTGGAGACGGTGGTACATTGTTTGAACCTTTCAATTTAGCATACACAAACACTTATCTTCTTGCAAGTTCTAACATGGGTGGAGTTGCAACTTACAATCTATTCTCACAATTCCAAGAATTAGTGGGAAGGATGTTTGGTTCATTTATTGAATTCAAATGGAACACAACAACTAAAAAATTAACCATATTACAAAGACCAAGACAGGGTGAAGAAGTGTTAATGATGGTTTATATGCATAGACCAGATTCAGAATTGTTCAAAGATTATTTGGCAAAAAAATGGATCAAAGACTACACTTTGGCAAAATGCAAGTATATGCTTGGTGAAGCAAGAAGCAAATTCAACACAATAGCAGGTCCACAAGGTGGCACATCTTTAAATGGTGATGCATTGAAACAAGAAGCCATAGCAGAAATGGATAGGCTAGAGCAAGAAGTAAAAACGCAGACTGCTGGTGGACAAGGTTACAGTTTCCTAATCGGCTAATTCCTATTGACATTACCATAATTTTGTTGTATTATCGTAAGATATGCAACATGAAATGATTCCATTATTCTCCGTGCCTTTGATTAAAATGAACATTGGTGAAATGGATCAAGTGTCACGTGCATGGATACGTGGCTTGGATTATCCATCTCAAAGGACAGGTACAGATCACTCAGATGACGATTTGCCTATGATGAATAGAGGTATGAAAATATTGGAAAAGCCACAAATGAAAGATCTCAGATACAAAATACAAAATGCTTTGAATTATTTTGTGGATGATGTTTTAGGCATAGTTCAAAATTTTCAAATTACAACAAGTTGGGTCAATAAAACATCCAAGTCTGAATACATAGACAAACATTCACACCCTAATAGCATTATCAGTGGAGTATATTACGTGGACACAACAAGAAAATGTGCTCCTATAATTTTTAGTAAACCACATATGTATCCTAATATCACATTTCAAAACATACAACTTGCTTACAGCGGTGAAAACAAAAATCAATACAACACCGATTACTATGGAGTAAATCCTATACCCGGCGATTTGTTAATGTTTCCTTCTTGGTTGGAACATGAAGTATTGGAACAAGGTGCAGAACACGAAAGAATCAGTCTAGCATTCAATTCATATCCTAAAGGAGATATAGGAGAAGGAACTAAACAACTTAGAATATTATGATAGTAGGAATATGTGGTTTAATTGGATCTGGCAAAGACACAATAGCAGATCATCTGGTAAAAGATCATAAATTTGTAAAAATATCATTTGCAGATAAACTTAAAGATACAGTTGCAACACTATTTGAGTGGGATAGAGACCTATTAGATGGCAAGACTGAACAGAGTAGATTGTGGCGTGAACAAGAGGATTATTTTTGGAGCAAGGAACTTAAAAAGAAAGTAACTCCTAGATATGTATTACAAGTGTTTGGAACAGAGTGTATGCGTGACGGATTCTATGATGGCATATGGGTCAGTATGCTGAAGAAGAAAGTAACTGAAAATCCTGATATTAATTGGGTAATTCCAGATGTGCGTTTTGAAAATGAGGTTAAAGTAATAAAAGAAATAGGTGGAGAAGTTTGGTGGGTAAAACGTGGACAGTTGCCTATGTGGTTCAGAATGTATCAAGACATTGGACAAAAGCCAAAGGATGTTCATGCGTCAGAGTGGCAATGGGCAAATGCTAAATTTGACAAAATATTTGAAAATGATACAACTATCAATGCCCTTAAAAGTCAGGTACAAGATCACCTTGTCGCCAACGGATTCCTTCAAGGTGCAGTGTTGTTTGGCAGTTAGCACACACCGTTTTTAAATTATTAAACTTACAATTATTGAGATTAGCGTCTATATGGAACACTCTAAAACGTTCCTTATACTCGCTTTTGTGCCCACATTTATCACATTGTTGCTTAGGTCTATATCCTGCAACATACCATTTAGGCATATAACCACTTGGTCCTCCATACCGCAAACACATTTCGCATAGGCGCCTATAATAAGTTTTATTACCCTTTTTATAGTTTACTGCCGCAGGTCTTTCGTTACATTTATTACATAAAGGTCTCATATACACGTATTTACCTGCCCTTTGCCACCCCTTTTTAATACCTATTAATTTGGTGCATTTTGACATTATTACATAAATACAAACAATATAAAGTTTTTATTTAAAACTAGGAGATTTAACACATGGCAATAGTTTCACCAGGAGTCAACGTTAGCGTAATTGACGAAAGTTTTTACACACCAGCCGAACCAGGCACGGTGCCAATGATCTTTGTTGCGACAGCACAAGATAAAACATCAAGTACAGGAACAGGAACAGCAGAAGGAACAACAGCGGCAAATGCCGGCAGAGTTTACTTGCTTTCTTCACAAAGAGAATTAGCAGAAACATTTGGCGATCCAGTATTCAAAACAAATGCAAGTAACAATCCAATTCATGGTGGTGAAACTAATGAGTATGGATTACAAGCGGCATACTCTTTCTTAGGTGTTGCCAACAGAGCATACGTTGTAAGAGCAGATGTTGACTTAGGTCAATTAGAAGCAAGTGCAAATGCACCAGCGGCAAATCCAGCAACAGGCACATACTGGTTTGACACAGCAAACACAAGATTTGGTATATTTGAGTGGAATGGTTCAGCGGCAACTGTAACAGGTGGTCAATCATTCACAAATCAAATTCCAACAGTAATTACATCAACTACACAATTATCATCAGGACTAGGAAGTGCACCAAAAACTTCAGTTGGTTCAATTGGTGACTATGCTATTACGGCTACAGACACAAACAACGATATGTGGTACAAACAGTACGACGGAAGTTGGGTAGCAGTAGGTACAGCAAACTGGGTAGCAAGTAAACCAACAATAGCAGGTGGTACTCCAGGTTCATTTTTAGGAGGTCAAAACTTCGCAATTACAATTAACGGTGTAACTACTACAATCACAGCAAGTGGTACAACAATTACAGATATAGCAAGTGATATCAGCGGTGCTGGTGTTTCAGGTTTATCTGCAAGAGTTAATGGTGGTAAATTAGATATTCATTACAACGGTTCAAATGATGACAAAGTACAAATAGCAGATGGTACAATGACTATCGCAACTGCTTTAGGAATAACAGCAGGAATATATTACGTACCAGCATTATCAATTGCTCCACACACTTCAGTACCAGCGTTCAAATCAAGTGATCCAAATCCAAGACCAACAGGTTCACTTTGGATTAAAACAACTGATCCGAATTTAGGTGCTAAATGGAGTGTAAAAAAATTCAATGGAACAACTAAATTATTTGAAGATGTTTCTGCTCCATTATACGCGAGTAACGAAAGTGCATTATTCAACCTAGACAAAACAGGCGGTGGATTAAACATTGCAGTAGGTGGTTTATATGTAAACTCAGGAAATGGTACAACAGAAACAGACTTTGTGATTCACAGAAGAGAAAACACAGGAAGCACAACAGTCACATCTTCAGCAGTTGCAACTGGTCAAGGCGCTGGTAGTAAATCATTTACGATTGCAGAATCAATTGTAGGACAAGAAGCACTAAACAGTGGAATAACTGTAACTGTTACAACAAACAATAACGCCGCAGACGCAGATGTTATTGCAGGTGGTATCAACGGCGCAGGATTCACAAACATTGTAGCAAGTGTTGATTCACAAAACAGAGTTGTAATTTCACACAACGACGGTGGTGAATTTAAAATTACTGATACAAACGGTTTAATTGAAGCAATTGGTTTAACAAACACATCAACTAACATGGGATTTGAGCCAGGAACAACTGCGGCAACTAATCCAAAACAATTCAGAGCAAGTAACTGGAAAGTGTTAACTTATACTGCAAGTGCAACAGCAGTGACTTCTTTAACTACAAACGGACAACTATGGTACAGTTCAGTTGTTGATGAAGTTGACATCATGGTACACAACGGTACAACATTCAAAGGTTACAAACAAGTTTACGCAAACACAGACCCAGCAGGTCCACAAGTTTCAGCATCTGCTCCAACTACACAATCAGATGGAACAGCACTTGTTGAAAACGATCTATGGATAAGCACAGCAAATTTAGAAGAATATGCTGACATCTACAGATGGAATGCAAACAGTCTAAAATGGGAAGAAGTAGACAGTTCAGATCAAACAACAGAAAACGGAATAGTTTTTGCTGATGCAAGATTTGGAACTTCAGGTGGTACTGCAACAGCGGAACCAACAGGAACTATTGCTGAACTATTAGACAGTGACTTCTTAGATCCAGATGCTCCAGATCCAGCATTATATCCAAAAGGTATTTTACTATGGAACTTAAGACGTTCAGGATTTAACGTTAAGAAATTTGTAAGAAACAGTATAGACACAACAGCAACTAACCCAAGACAGGGCGGTGCTAGTATGTCTACTTACTACCCACACAGATGGGTAACTGAGTCTGCTAACCAGGCAAACGGTGCAGGTTCTTTCGGAAGAAAAGCACAAAGAAAAGTTATCGTACAAGGCTTACAAGCATTAGTAAACAGCAACCAAGACATCAGAGACGATGAATCAAGATTATTCAACGTAATGGCAACTCCAGGTTATCCTGAGTTGATCGGTGAAATGGTTTCTTTAAACAGCGATAGAGGTTTATCAGCATTTATACTTGGTGACTCACCATTTAGATTAACACCTGATTCAACTTCTTTAAACAACTGGGCAACAAATGTTAACAAAGCAGTTGAAGATAATGACCAAGGATTGGTTACATCTAATTCATTCTTAGGTGTATTTTATCCATCAGGATTTACTTCAGATAACTTTGGAAACAACATTGTTGTACCAGCATCACACATGATGTTAAGAACTATTGCATTAAGCGATCAAGTTTCTTTCCCATG